TCTTTCATTTAGGGCCACCGTTCATCGGCGGCTTGTTATGAAGAATCTTTCAGCCAGTTATCCTTTGAAGCAAGGACTTTGTTGCATTAATTGGTTGCGGTTTGACTGGTGCCATTCGTGGCGCAACGGTTCCGGATGGTGAATGCGCTTCCACCGGAGCCGTAGGAACGGGCTTTGCCGGGCGTTTAATCCCCTCTCGCTCAAGCCTGGAGTTGTAGTCACGCTCGTCATCCTCGATCAACTGTTTTGCCCTGCGAGCCGCGTCCACGGCGTACAAAGCTGAAAGGTCGTTATCGGAGAATGTCCAGCGAGACTTTCGCTGTTCTTCACTTAATTTTTGCCATTGAGCCAAGGGCACAAACTGGCGTCCGTCGGAGTCCAGCTGTTTGTCCGGCGCCTGATTCAGCATCGCCTGCTCCTGGGCCGCAGCGTAACCAAAAATTTCCTGATGCAAAGGATTCGTCTCCACAAATTCAGTCAACCCGGTGGCGATCCGCTTCACCTCTCCGGCGAAATACTCAGTCTTCTGGGCAAGAGCGAAAACCTGCTTGTTGACCGCACGCTCGCCAGACAGCCGTTTGAGTTCATCCTGAACCACTGTCCCGCCTTGGTCCAGAACGCCCTTGTAGGCGTCTCCCAACTGGGAAAAGAAGGTCATCGCGGTGGCCTTCTGGTGGGTCACAATCTTGGGTACGAGTTCACGGACGCGCGCCTGCTTGCTCTCCTCGGCCTCGCGGGCCGTCAATTTGTCCTGCAACGGCTTGATGGCTTCAGCGGCCTTCTCCTCGGCCCGCATGTCAGCCAGGGCCTCCAGATACGCATCCTCATCCCACGTCACCTCGTTGGCGGCGACGAACACCTCATGATCGGCATCCTTGGGGTCGAACTTGGCTCCAGGATGATCGGATTCCCACTTCAGCTTGTAGGCCGCCAGTTTGGACAACGACTCCAGGTATGCGGCAGCCTTGCCTTTAAGCGCGGCATCCGAGGACTCCATGCGCTTCAACACAGTGTACTCCCGCTTCTGCTTGGTGCTGAGGTTTGAGGTTGGGTCCGCTGGCGCCGGTTTATCCACAGCCAAAGCCGTCTTGACGGCGGTGGACACCACGTTTGTCAACGTCTCCGGATCAAGTGCCGGAGCCTCATGGCGGACGATGGTGCGCTTGTGGGCCTTTACGGGCACCTTCTTCACCTCGGGCTTTTCAACCGGATTTGGAGTATCATTCGGTTTCTCGGCGGGCTTATCGGCAGGCTTCTCCTCCGACGAAGCCAATCCAAGCCGGCGGCGAAGGTCTTTCCCGGGCACGACATGCCCTGGTGTTTCGGCTGGTACGTCCCCGGTCTTTGGATCGACGGGGGTCATCAATTGTGCTGTTTCTTTGGTCATAAATCAATCGGGTGTCGCGCTCGCCCGCTTAAACTGTTTTTCGGATTGGTACTTTTTCAACGTGGCCACAACATAACGCAGCTTGCGCGATTCCTCAATATCCGCCGCCGCCTCACGGTTACCCGCCTCGGTTCCAGCCGCCAGATGGGTGGCCGCCCGGCACTCGCACTCGAAAGCATCCGACTTCACGAGTTCAATAAAGGTGTCCGACAGCGGATGGGACACCCATTTTACAAGTTCCTTGGCCAACGCGGGCTCGATTGGATCTTTCGTTATCCGCATGGCCAGTTTTTTCTGCACACGGGCTTCCCACCGTGCTTCAGGCTCCATCGGTCGATGCACTCCTTGACATCCTCGGTGGTCATCTTGTTGTTCCACCTGGCCCTCACCGATGCCGCAATGGACACGGCCGGACGTTTGGACCAGTGGGCTCCGACGATGTATTGGATCTGATCCTCGCTAAAATTCATAGTTCATCGTGACACAGTTTATCAATCCTCCCTCCATCGAAAGACGGTCGCAATTGATGGCGAAGACTTTGTAATCCGGGAAGCATTCCTTAGCCGTAAGAACGGCATCCGCGTCCTCTTCAATTCCAAAAATGGGAATGAACAATAATTGTTGCACCGTCAGGAAATTGATGTAGTACCCGAATCCGGGATTAAACGTGTCGGCGTGCGGGAATTGTTTCCTGAACTCGCCGTGGGTAATGACAGGGCACCTATGATAGGCGTGTGGGAATTGAACCGTAGCGAAGTTTTTCAGGCTCTTTGAAAGCCGATTCGCGTACGCTGTTTCGCGCTTGCCACGGCCATAGTGGTTGGCAACCAGCAAACGACCATACGGAGTAAAATGGCAGATTCCGTCCGCGTGCCCGATGTCGTCCCCGGGTTCGGCTGGTATGATCGTTATCTCGCCCTGAAGTAATTCCTCCAATTGGGAAATCAATCTTGTCTTTGGAACGTCGGAATTGTGACGGTAGATGATGTCCGTCATCACAATTTTGTCTCCGTTCCGAACCACGTTTCCACCATCCAGACGCAATGTGGAATTAGTCAAAGGATGAAGCCAGCCCCAATCGCGTTTGCTGGTTGCCAGACTCTTGAATCGAGGATTGTCAACACCGTACCCGTAGCGAAATTTAATGAATAAATCACCCACCTGAATCGGCATCCAGTCACGACACCAGATATTTTCAGACGCCATCAAAGCGAATGTGCTCACAGAGTTTGATCCGCAGGCCGACACCAGGGTGTCATAGACATTTGGGTACCTGTCCTCCAACCTCGCGCTCAAGGCCAGCGTGTTTGTGTTTTGATCGTTGAACATTCCTTAAGAGGGAGGCAAATTTTGATTCGGTTGTTGCACGGAAACGGATTGTCCAGTTGGAGCCAACGACTTGGGTGGATAGTTTTCCATGTTGCACACCGTGCAGGACAAATCGGCTCCCGACGGATTAAGTGAATCAACATCAAGGAAGATGACGGTATAGTTCAGTTTGTCCATTGCTTCCAACAACCATTCCATTGCCTTACGATAATCAGGCTGTTCAGGATTAAAAGCGCCACTGCAATAGATACGCTTGTTTTCGATCTTTACTCCGTTGGTAATACCAGTCGTCTCGATTCCGTCAGGTGCCAAAACAACATTGCCGCACTTCTTCAATAGGGCCAGGGATTCCTTGCTGATTCCCTTGCGGGATACGATGAAATTTTCTTCATCCACAACCATCAAGCTGCAATCGATGTGGAATTGCGCTTCTTCCATTTCCTTGACGCGCAGTATGCGAACTCCGCATTGTTTTTCGATCCAGTCGAAAGCTTCGTTTGTGGAGAACAGGCCGTATCCGCCGAAATAGATTCCGTCCTTCCACTTCTTACAGTCGGCCTCACCCTCGAAGAAAAAAGGAGGCTGAATGCAGTTGTAACCCAACGAGGTTAGGTATTTGCGAGCGGGTTCAACTTCAATTGCGCGTCCTGGAGCTTTGTAATTAGCCAACACAAATGTGTTCCCAATGCACATTCCTATGTTGGCCGTGTAAACCTGATCTTGGGCTCCCTTCTGTGGTGGTATCTCAAGAATTTCAACTCCAAGAGATTCAAAGACGTGACTCACCCGGTCCATTTGATTCAAAGCCCTTGGAACGTCAGCCTCTTCATGATTTTTTCCCTCCATGAAAGTATTGTTGGGAATCTTAGTTGAGAGGAAAACCGGGCGACACATCAGGAAAACCGGCTTATCGCTCGGGTCCGGCTGTATGTGGTCAAACACATCCATAATTATTCCTCCAGCGGGTTGAGTTTATCCGCAATCTGTTTCGCCGACTCCTGCGCGGCATCCTCGGTGATGAACTCATGCGCCATCCCCAGTCTGGCGTAGAAGTTTCCAGACCCCCAGAAGCACCGCTGCGTCCACCCTTCCTCGGTTCGGCTGCACAGTATTTGGACCAACTCGAAGTGCTCGCCCAAGTCGTGTAAACACTTCTCAAGTACGGCGGCGGCTTGTGGACAATCGGAAGGCATAAATCAGAACCGGTACCCCGCCCGGGCGGCGGCGTTGCGGGCCTTCTTTTTGTTCCCCCTCGCAGCCTTCAGGAACTCCCTGGCTATTGCGACATGTTTCGGGTTCGCGGGGACCAGCATGTTCGGGGTCGTCGTTTGGGCTTCCGGACCAGCCTGCTGGGCCGGTTCCGCTGGGGCCTGCTGAGCGGGTGCTGAAGCCGTTGGGGCGGCCATGGGAGCGGTGGGCACATTCTGGGGTGCCTGTTGAACCTGACCTTGGCCGGTCGGCGGGGTCAACTGCGGGGAAATCCCGATCATCTGCTGGATCTGGGCGAGCCGCTGCTGCAACTGGGAAATCGCCTGCGCCATCTGTTGCGCGTTCTGGGCGTCCTGCTGCTGGAGTTGGGAGATTTTCTGCGCCACCGGAGCCACGACCTCCTGCTCGACGGCCGCCATGCACTGCTTGACGATTTCAGCCTCGTTTTGCTTCAACTGGTTGGCCATGGCACCTTGCTGGTTGAGTCGCACCTTAAAATCGTCATCGGCCCCTCCCAACTTCGCGGCGTACTCGATGAGTTCAAGCAGCGAGGTTGGGTCGATGAGGTTGACGAAAAGCTGGTTGTTGGCGATGGACTGGATGGTCTGTAACATCAACTGCGCCACCGCGCTGTCGTTCTCACGCACGGAATCCGAGCGCCGAGCGACAAACTGCACCAGATGCAGATGGTCGATGCTGCCCTTGACCACGGCTGAAGGATGCCCGATCTGGGGAGCCTCCACGAACTCGAACCCGATTGCCTTCAGGTTCTCCTCCAGGTTCGGGATGTCCGTGGGGATGGTGGCCAGAACCTCCTTTCCACTCATGTTGGTGATGATGGCCTCGGCAACGTGCCGCTTCCATGCCTCCACCCCGATGTCAACGAAGCTAGCCGTGTAGGCCAGCCGGTTCGATGTGGATGCCGACGTTATTTCCACCTCTTTCTTGCTCTGCTGGTGTGATGCCGCGGCCCCGATCTCCTGGGCCGACATCGCCAACACCCGTTCAAGCATGGAGACGACGGTGTTGAGCCCCTGCAAGCTGGTCATTGGGTCGGCGTACTGGAAGTTGATCTGCTTGAACATGTCGTTTGCCGACTTTTCCTGACGCTCAACCTTGATGCCGGAATACCCCAGGAAATTAAGGCCCCCGTACTGCGCGTTTTTCTTCTTGTTGATGCCCTTGATCTGCTCTGGGTCCACCAAATCCGTGTCGTAAAACGTGACGTTCTGTAAGTTGCGCTTGATCGTCTGCAAGAACTGGGTCAATACGTTTCCGGTGATGTCCTGAAACGGTATCACCTCCAAGGCTAGACTGCTGTTGCGCCCCCGGTTGGCGTCAGAGTCGTACCCGATGTAGTCGAGTGGGTGGTATGGATAAACCTCGGCGTGCATGACCGTATCGTCACCTCCGATGGTAAATCGCATCCAAACTGGATGGGGATAATCACCCAATGACCATTCTTTGGGGACCACTTTCTGGAAGTGGTAGGTAAGGAAGAACGCGCAGTCATAATCGGTTCGGGTGTACCGGAACGCCATGTTTTCCCGGTCGGTCTTCCGACGCGCCTCCGGTCGTGGAAATTCCAATGTGCAGGGATACACCTCCTTGAAGTAGTTATACCACAGAGCGTTGGGGTCGAGCCAATTCGTTCCATGCGGGACACTGTTCTTGTTCCAGAGATTGGCATCCAGAGCCACCTCACCCCACTTCAGGATGGTCCAGTAGCCTGCGTACTCGCAACCCAACCCGGTGTTCAGGGTGTCCAGCGGGTACGTCATGTCCCAGTACGTCCTGGTGATGTGGGGGATGACATAGCGGACCCCCTCGCGCTCGATCACAACCTGGTCATCGTCATCCAGCCGCTTCTCCTTGTACCAGGGCTCCGTCGGAAACTTGATGGAAACTGAGTACATCAAGGCGTTGAAGATGAAGTTTCGCAATGTGTCCGAGTATCCGAAGTTAATGCTAACACTCTCAACAACTTGCGTAAGTATTGAGCACAACAGACGGTTGGCGGCGGTGAATTCTCGGGGCGGAAACTCGAACAACGGTGTCAGGTTTCTGTCATTGAAGATTTTGGACAGTCGGATCGTGACGTAAGACTTCACCAGTGGCACCAGCACGTTGTAAAATAATGGGACATTGAAGTCCCAACCTGTTTTTCCATCGCCCAAGTCAGTTTTGGACAACAATTTGTCCTCAGACAATCCCCAGCCGCGGAGTGATTCAAGAACGGACTTCTCGCTGTCGCAGGAATCCATGATGTTGCGAAGCAGCGTCGGGGTGGTCTGGTACAGAGGCGCGTCGTAGGCCTGATCGACGGCGGCCCACAGCCGATATTCGGATAGCGCGCGCTCCCTTCCATCACGGATGCGGTCGGCGATGAGTTGCTTGAGACGGGCCACATTCGGCTCAGGCACCTTCGCGGTGAAGTATTTCTTGAGGCTCTGGCTGTCGAGTCCGTACTTCTCGATGACCGCTCGGGAGATCATTTTCCGGCGGAGCCCTTGTTTTTCGCCATGATGAGCCCGACCACCGCCGGGTTGGTGGATGGGATGGTGGTGCCGGTGTTGTCGTTCATCGAGCCGGGCTTCATCTCGTCGCTTTCGTCGGTGTCCTCGTCGCTCTCGCCGCTGCCGTCGATGGATTTCAGGTCGAACATGTTCGGGCCGGTCTGGGTTACCGTGATCTCGTAGTCCTGACCGTTGGTCCAGTCGTCGATTTGGTCCTGAAGTTCGTCGGGGACGTTGATTGTGATCTGGCTCATAGAATTTGTCTGTTGTGTGCCTGTTGTGCCACTTTTGGCGTGTTTCAATTGATTATTGCCACCGTCGGACTATGATTGCAACAGCAATATGGCAGAAAATTCAACACTGGAACCCCCCAAACGACTACCGCCGTGGAAGGATTTAGCACCAAAACAAAGGGATTTGCTGAAAATGTGCCGGTGGAAGACTGGGCACAAAAAGCTGATTGGGATATTTGGAACCAGGATCAGCGGAAAAACCTTTGGGGCCTTGGCGGCGATCTGTGACCACCTTTGGAGAACTAAAAATGCCCGATTTCTGATCCTCACGAAGACGCAGGCCGTCGGGGCGACATCCGGCGTCTGGAACGAGTTGACGGAGAAAATGCTGCCGCTCTGGATGGAGGCCGATGGGATCAGCCCTTCAAATCCGGATGTTCACATGGAATGGGCGCCCAAGGGTCAGCCGCGCCCGTCGGTGTCGAAAAAGATGGTGGCGGCGGTAACCAACATGCACGGCGGCGTCTCCAAGATCGAGTTGGACTCCCTGGACGACGAGCGCAAGGTGGAGGATTACTACAAATCGCGCTACTACACGGGCATCTACTGGTCGGAGGCCGGTGAGTTCAAACAGGCAAAGACGTTCCTGACCTTGTTTTTGGCATTGCGCGGAGTCGGCTACACCGAGGACGACTTTTTGATGCTGTTGGACGCCAATCCCCCGGACGAAGGCCAGGACCACTTCCTGTTCGAGTATTTCTACGAGTTGCGGCTCTCCTCCAACCCTGACCCTGAGCGCAAAGCCATCCAGGAATGCCTGCATTGCACCGAGTGGACAATGGAGGACAACCCGTACCTGTCCGAGGCCCAGAAGGACGCCGTGAAGGGCGCCTACGCGACGGACCCGGACTTGTATGACCGCTACGTGCGCGGCATGTGGAAGCGGGCCATCAGGGACAGTTTGTTCGCCGACCTGTTCAAGCCGGCGATCCACGTCAGCGGCGGCCCAAAGCAGGCCGGAGAGAACATGATCCTGCTGCCCACCGAGAACTGCGCCGAATTGATTACCGGCCACGATGCCGGCGGGGTGAACCCGGTATCGTACATCATCGAGCGTGTGATTTTTAGCCAGTTTTACGAGGACCAGAAGAAGGAACAGAAGGAGAGGACCATCAGTTTGTTCCAGTACCTCGACGAGTTGGCGTTCATCGGGGAGGACATATCACCCGCCGAGTTTACCAAGTTGATGCTCGAAAAAATGGACTATTGGGAACAGGAACTCCAGAGGCCAATCACCTGGTGGCATTACGCCGACGCCTCGGCTTTGAACTTCAAGGAATCCATCGCCCAGCGCACGGTGGCCGACGAGATGTTCGCGGAGTCCGACGGTCGCATCCAGTTGATCGGGGTGGAGAAAGGCCGCGGAAGTGTGGCGTTGCGCATCCGTCTCTGGCGGCGCCTGCTATCGGAGAACAGACTGATTATCTCCGGATCAAAATGCCCCAAGCTGATTGAAATGTGCCAGTGCATACGACGCGGGCGCACTGATGGTACAATTTCAACCCACTCCATTTTCAAACATCCATTCGATGCCGCCACGTACCCGTTGGTGCGCGTCTGCTGGGATGAATTGCAGATGATGGTTCGTTCGATTCGTCATAAGCCGGAGGACGAGAGTGGTGGGTTGATTACGCTGGAGCTTTAAGCGCGCACCCTATGGTAGATTCCCGGGCCCTGGTCGATCTCCACGTCCGCACAGTTAATCCAGCGCGCGCAATCCGGCCTGATCTCGACGGGCTCGTAGCCAGCCATCGCGGCCAGAGTTCCCATCCTGCACTCGTTCTGGAGATTCTTGAACGCGGGCACGGTTTTGAACAGTTGCACCATGTTGAACAGGGCGTCATGCGAGAACATCACCACCGAGGCCGGCACGATGCCGCGCAGGAACGGGTGGAGTTCCGCCGATTCGTTGTGGACAAACCAGTGCCAGTCTCGCTGGCGCTGGGAGAATCCACCTTTGTCCAACATCATCACCTCGTTTGACCACGGACGAACGATGGTTGCGCCAACGACAGACTTGTCGTATGAGCATCCAAAGAACTCACGCAGGGAACAGGTGGGGAAGGTGTCCCACTCCACCACAAACACGCGCTCATGGTGGCTGTCCGAACGCTCGAACCACTCGTACATCAACAGGTCGGTGTTGCGCTGCCGCCATTCCACGGTTTCCCTGCCGGACTCGAACGCCAGCGGGACCACCTCGGAATCGCGGTTGAAAGCCTTGAATAGGATCAGGTGTTTTTTTGTCACCGGTTCGTTCAATGGCTTGTGGTGGATGAAAAGGATGGCGTCCATTATTTCAAATCCTTCAATTTATCCTGAACGAGCAGGTTGTAAAACATGTGGATGGATGCCGACTTTACGCTGGCGAAATGAACGATGGATGGAATAGGCCCCCACGATGTAACCACGGGGTAATGTGGGGTTGATTTTCCCCAACAATAATCTCCCCACTCATTCATGTGGAATGAGCAAAACAACTCCTGTTTTGAATCGAGTCGGACATCAACATTACCCTCCAGACTTGCCGCCTGCCACAAATGTTGGTCGTCTCGGAATAAGAATGGTGCCGAGCTAGGAACCTTGTCGGATCGAACCCGGCGTGACACCTCATGCAGAGCCATTAGGGAGGATTCAACGGCATCGCGTTCCCCCATGAACACCCCGGCGCCATGGTAGTTGAAGCCACGCGGACAATACGGAAATCTCAGTGACCAAGCCGGATCACGGTGCGGCCAGCACTTGTTTTCAGCCGACATGAGCATGGGCCATCCGATTGCGTTGAACACATCACAAATCGCATCCATCGGACGAACAAATAAAACGTCACGCGAGTCCACGTATAGGACATGCTCGATCTCAGGAGGAAGTATCCGGATGCACTTCAATAAATACGTCACCTTAAGGCGCATCCAGTCCGATTTTGGCTTGTCGGAAAACACAGTCACTCGAATCCCAAGACGCTTGGCCGATTCAAGCATAAGTCCCACGGTGTCCGGCGCCTGATCGTAGCATGAGATAGTTACTACGGCGGTATTTTCAGGTGTCGCGTTCACATCTGTATCCATTCTGGAACGACATGGTTCCCACACACCCACTCCTCGTCGTATTTTGGCTGGATGACGTTGGCTCCAGACAGGAATGCCGCCCACCAGGCGAAGGTTGATCGGGAGACAACCAATTCCTTCGCGTTAAGCATGGTCTTGAAGTCGGATTCTGGATCGTTTGAGGTTGGTTGTGGAATTCCGGTAACACGGCAGAAAGATTTCAAGGTTTCGTACCCCGATTCATCACAACAGACTCGGGCATTCGTTGGCCTGCACAACAACTCCCAGGCATTTACGTAGTACAACAACTCCACCTCTTTTTTACTGCCTTTAAAGTCTCCACCTCGGAACTGAAACACGATGTCACTTCCAGTCTCGGGTTGGACCCCAAAGAAGTCGCGGAGTTTCTGGCGGTGTGGAACGTACCACTCCGCCCGCTCGAACCAGCCTTGCGTCAAAACCAGATTACCCCGACACCGGTCCACAATCTCGTCGAAGGATTCGGTGGTGTCGGTCACCGATTCCTCGATGGTGTTAATGCTTGGACGTGATTCGGTGGCACGGATAGCCTTGTAAGTGTTCGGAAACTCGGGCAGCGGCATGGCGACAAGCCTGACGCCCAGATGTTCGGCGAGCAGGTACGAAAAGGCCAACGAAAACATCTGGTTCCCGAGGCGACCTTGAGGATTAAATGAAACCACCATATTATTTTAGAATGTCCGCTCCAACCCCTTCACCGACGAACGGAAGCCAATCCGCGAGCCGCTTTATCGGCCATTCGGTGTTCGCTTGCAATCTCTCCCACTGTTCAACCAGGTTGGTGTAGCCATAGTAGCGGGCCTTAAACATGCACTGAGCCCGGGTGGCGTAAGCGAAGTGGTCAAAGACCAATCCGTAAGCCCGGGTGATGGTGCGCGGTATGCAGTTGCGCTGACCTCCGCGCAGTACGGGTGGCTCATGCTTTTCAAAATACTGGCCGGGGTGAAACCGCCAACACCTTAACCACTCGCCCTGCTGGTTGCTCCAGCAGTTTTCTCCGGTGGCAATAATGTCCGGACCTAGAAAGTACCGGCAGTAGAAGCGGGCTGAATCGAAGGTGTTTCCGTCGAATAAATGTGAGATTGTCTCCAGTTGTTGCGGGGTGTGGAACTCGTCCGCGTCAGCCTGCAACAGACAACACTCGTCCTTGATGGTGGCCAGGGCGGTATTGCACATGGACACCTTGCCCGGCCATAGGGTGCGATGGTAGATGCTGATACGCGGATCACTGCGGAGGGTGTGCAGAAATTCGGTCGTTCCATCGCGGGACAGCCGGGGTGTGATCTTCGAGCACCACGAGGTATCCAACACGTTGTCGGCGACTCCTTCGATGATGTGCAGATGCCAGTCGCAGGTCAGGGTGCGAAACGTCTCCACCTGATGCCGAATGTAGGGCATGGCGTCGAGCGCGAGAATGAAGGCATGGAGCTTCATAGCGCAAGATTCCCTTCCGGTGTGAACTTCAACTGCGGGGCGTGCTTGGAAGCCCACTCTTTGAACAGCTTTCCGTTGTGCAGATTCGATGGACTCGCCCGGAACTGCTCCTGGTTCCAAGCCGACGAGTGGGATTTATGCCCCACATAGCCGAGCATGGGTTCCGCCGGGAACATCTGCTGGCCAAGGTTACCGGCGGTTGTATGGATTCCGTAGTGCAGACGCACCATGGCGGCCATGGCGAGATCCCAGTTTGCGGCGGCCAGAATCCAGTCGGGGATTTCGTCCCAGCGCGCAACCAGCCACTCGCGCGGGAACGCAAATGCGTCTCGTCCGATGTGCTTCACCGTTGACCGCTTGCCGTAGTCCTCGGGACTCAGTTCCAACGATGGTGGGTTGTGGAAGTCGGAACGGAAGAAGGAGCAGGGACCGTAAACCGAGCACTGAATCCGACACCATTCAACGGTCAGCGGGTGAATTATTGTGTCACAATTTGTCCACAGGCAGATGTCTCCCGGCTCCGAATTGTCGATAAATCGGAGCAGCAAATCTTTCAGATAAGGGAGCATCCGGGGATCTCCTATTTCGGTTGCGTTCCTGTCGAAGTGTTCCGGCCACATGTGGATCGGCAGCAGGCTTCCGTTTTGGTACAGATCATCCCAACTTGAATAAGCCCCGGAGCACCTCTTTTCGGTGGCCTCATCGGCTTCAAATCGGTCAACGACGTGAAACACACGACCCGCAACCCTCCTTGGAATCGACACATTGTCCACGACATCGACCGGCTTTCGCTCCAGGGCTGCGGCGATGCCCTCGTGGATCGCCTGCCTGCTGTTCTCATGAACCTTATTGTAGGGGATCGTGATGACGGCGTTTCCACAACGAACCTGGGTGGCCGCCCATCCATCCCCCTTGGGGTTTACTATCGCCACCACTGGAATTGCGGTTGCCGTTGCCAAATGCAGCCACGCGGTGTCGATGCTGATTAGGCAGGCGGAGGCCTCGAAGACACCTAGGAAGTCAAAAAGACGGTGCGCCCGGTATTGGGCCAGATCAACGACGTGGTAATCCTGGCCCCAGACTTTCTCCACGTCGGCCAGAATTTCAGCGCAGTGGGCGCACGGGGACGACACCGCCTTGGTGACATTGACCAAAATCATTGGCCGACTGTCGTAGCCACGGATTCCCGCCACCAATTCGCGTTCCCGGTCGGCGTTGCGCTGATCGAATAGTGGACGGTTTGGAGATCTGAAAACATCCAACATTCCAAGGTTTGCATAGCTCTCCTCGTTATAGGACTTGGTTGTCTTGCGCTGTTGGTAATTTTCACCCCACACCCCAGCGCAGAGCACGTACTGGAAGTCCTGCTTTGCCGCAGATAAAGCGGCCCCAAGCTTCTCATTCTTGAGCGTGGTAACGTAGGGCTTTACATAGGATACCCCCTCAATCAGATCCGCGAATTCATGTGATACCATCAGGTGCGGGGTGTCGTAGAGTTCGTGGATGCGTTGCAACGCTGGCAGGATGTTGATGATGTCGCCGTAACGTCCCAACTCAACCACGCACAGACGCTTTTCCCGTTTTCCGGTCTTTTCGGTCAGGGCTATAGATTCGTAATCCCGCGCCCAATTCGGCTGCAACCTGATCTGGCCGCACCGGATGTCCGCACCGATGCGCTCGCGCTCTTCCATGGTGCCCAATTTGATGAGGTTCACATCCGCCGCGTTGTTGACAGTGTTCTGGCCGGGACACTCACGGGTGATGACTCCGATCAGATTCCGATCAGATGCGCCGTTGATGCCAGGCCGGTAGGGGCCGCATTTGGAGAATGCCGACTTGCGGAAGGCGAACGAGAATTCAGTGCCTTGGATTTTGCGGATGACCCCGTGGGCATCAAGACAGAACTCGGTGTTGAGCCAGCACCATTCACGGCCCTCCATGGCGCCAACGACTTGGGTGAGGAAGCCAGGCAGGTACACTGAGGACTCATCCCAAGCTATTACCACGTCGCCGCGAACCTCACCGACCGCCCAGTTCTTTGCCTGCATCGGCATACAGGGGGTCTGTTTTACGTTCAAGATGCGGATGTTGGCGGCGTCCAGAACAAGGGTTTGCCTCTGGAGAGTGTTTACGATTATCAATTCCCGGTCGGCGTAGTCCTGTTTCAGAAAGCTTGAAATGCTTTCCTGAAGCTGGCACAGGCGACCGGAAGCTATGCAGATGGCGGAGATCATTGCACCGACCTCCATTCACAGACGGAGCATCCATCATTTGTGTGGAGTGATTTTTTCCATTGCTCGGCGGCGGCGTAAATTTCGTCGTAGGTCTGGGTGAGCAGGTTGCCGAGCAGTGGTTGAAGGTTGTACGACATGCAACATCCCACCACATCCCCGTTTGGAAGCACGACGTTCTGGTGCCACCGGTTCATAGAGCACCCAACGTTCTGGAAAGTACTTTGAACCTGCCACAGACTGGATGCCCGGCTCAACATTGTCGGATACTCGATCACACGGCCCGACTTGGCCACGTTATCCACAATGGACCTATCCACGGAGTCACTCATCGCCATGACTGAGAAATCGTGTCCGGTGTCGCAGAAGAATTTAAACCGCTCAATCCATAGGCTGGCGTTCATTCGGAACTCCTTGGCGTCCGGAGCGTGCAGCCGGACCTGGCTGAATACCGCCCGCGTACACGGCTCGACATCGAGTTTTGAAAACCCTGATAGCGTGGTGAACAATCGGACATTGCGCCCGGTGTCGCTGGCCCGCCGCATCATCTCGACGGCGAGTGGGTGCAGCATCGGCTCGGAGAATCCGGAAAAGTCCACCGTGCAGTCCAATGGCAGCTTTCCCAGGATGACCATAAAGGACGACATGTTCATCACGGTCACGGCGTCGTTGTAGGCGGCTGCAAGCCTATCTTGAGGGCATTTCAAACAACCCATGCAGCGCGATACGGTGAGTGTAAATTCCAGAGCCTTCATTTCGTGGCCTCGATGCGCAGAGTTTCCATGTCGTCAAGCTCCTTGCCGATCACGCGATAATGTCCATCTATGTCCTTTCGGTTTGTGATATGGATCTTGTCCAACTCAAAACCAGCCACCCACAGCAGGGTAATGACAATGTTCCTGTCGAGGGCTTGCAGGTGTCCATGGCCTAAGATCAAATCCTTGGCGTGTTCACGCTTCAGGTGGACTCCAACGACGGGGACACAAAGTCGAAGTGTTCCGCCTGGCTTAAGAATGCGGCGACATTCCTCCAAAAATCTCATGCAATCCGAACAGGAAATATGCTCTGCGACATGTTCTGCCAGAATAAAGCACACGCTTTCATCAGGCCACGGAAGGGGTTTGCAAATATCCACCTCGCTGTCGTGGTTCTCGAAGCCTTCAAGAATGTTTCCACCGGCTCCTAGGTTCAGTTTTAGACCAGTCATTTTATTAGTTCAAAAATTCTCAATTGATCCAATTCTTCCGCAGAAAACTTCTGGCCGTAGAATGTCTTCGACTCCATCGGCAGCGGACGCTCGCGCCCACCCTGAAGCGAGAATCGGCCAACCCTCATGTTTTTATGCTCCATGATCTCGAACTTCGATTCGGGCAGGACGAGTCCATCCCCCTCCGGAATTGATATGTACGACCAGATAGCCTCCGTGATAAAGTCCCACTTGATTAAAAACAAACTCTGCTCGCAACACGCCCAACGCGATCCCTCTCCGAAAGCCATTGCGAGTTGTTTTTTGTCACAGTCATCGTACATGACTCGCTCCCAGTCGCCGAATGCTAACGCGTCCTGCTCAAGGTAGATAAAGTCCCGGTGCTCACTGTACGCGATCATGGCCGGGATTATCCAACTCATGGAGTACCCCAGCAGATGCGGCCGGTACTGACCCAGGTGGCTTCCAACGTGACCCAGATTTCCACGCACTTTAATAACCCTGTTTGAGGCACTTTCATCAAGCGCAAATCCGGACTCATTATTGTCCACAGCACACGTGTCCCGACCGTGCAGATTGGGCAACCAGATTTCATCGCGAAACTGTTTCTTGACTCGGAAATCCTCAGGGTCTTTGGCCCAGAATCCTGTTCCAATTAGCGCGTTCACGGATTCCCCCACTTCATCACGCGAAATAGTGTCTTCCGCATCCTGCTGTCGGTCACATGTGAGAACGGCGGGCACGTGTCGGCGTACTTGTTGATGAAATCGTCGTACCACTTTAGGTCGAACATGCTGGCATCACAGCCAGTCATGAACATGTCGATCACCTCGGGGTCCAAACCACTCCACGAATCCCGATGGGACAACCTCAATACCGTTCGCTGGGACAGTCCACTCTTGCGCGCTAATTCTCCGTTGGTCAACAGCCGTGGACGGCCCGATGACGAGTCGATGGCGTGCAAGCGCACAATGCACGGGGGCACAGCGTTGAGCCGCGTCAGGAAGTCTCCGGGTTTGCGAGGCATGTCAGTTCTTATAGGCGTCATTCGACGCCTGCTTTGATTGCAGCTTGTCCATGGTCTGGGGCATGATCCCGATCACCTTGCCCTTCAATCCCTCAATCATAGACGCCGTGACCGTCTGGTCTTCGGACCCGTCGGAAACCTTTACCGATCTTCCGGCGACCAATGAGGATTCCAACAATTTGTCCGGACTCACGAACATCCACCTCAAATCGAGCGTGACCAGTGCTGTCTCACCGGAGTCCAGACGACCCTGGCAGACTCCGCAGAACTGAACCGTGTTTTTGGTTTTGATGCGAATCTTCTGGCCGCAGATTCCGCACAATTTGTCGGTGGCCTTTAAACCACTCCGCTTCATCGCGGCCTCGCGCTGGGTCTTCTGGTGAAGCTCCATCAACGCGCCACGGGATCTGGCAATGGCCGCAAGATCATCTTGCGATGGACTATGGAATTCGTGGCTCATTGGGTGACCAGTTTGGGATCAGCCTCGACCAACTTCGACAGGGCTGGCCAGAAATACTGCCCGGCCTCGCACATGATCTGCGCGGCCTGTTTCCGCTCCTGGCTGTGGATGCCGTGGCGTTGGGCGATGAGTTTGAAGAACCCGCATTCAACATCGTGGTATCGCATCTTCACCACCGGACGGCCCAGATCGTCACGCTTTAGGCCCCGTTTGTCGATAATGACCTGGATGTGGTGGAGTTCGTGATCCAACAGCGCCGCCTGCTCATCCTCGGTGGCCGTCTCCCACCAGAACTTGTCGATGGTGATTTCAGCGTCAGAGTGTCCCAAAGACCGGTCCTTCAGACTGGTGGCCCTGCACTTTCCCAAGATCTGATGGCCGTTCTTCTTCATCGACGGACCCTTAGGCTCCCCGGTTTTCTCGTTTGTTTCGGCGATTGCGAACACGAAGTCAACGGTAACCCCGGCATTCACAACCGGAAGGTATGACTCGTACTGTTTAAGGATGAAGGTTGCGAGTTCGGATACTGATTTCGGGCAACGCTCGTATTTTGTGCTCATTGTGTTGTAAGATTTTTGTTTAATTATTTACGACCACGACCCCGACCGCGACCCCGACCACGACCACGACCGCGACCCCGACCGCGACCCCGACCCCGACCACGACCCCGACCACGACCCCGACCCCGACCCCGACCCCGACCGCGACCCCGACCACGACCCCGACCCCGACCCCGACCGCGACCCCGACCCCGACCGCGACCCCGACCACGACCCCGACCACGACCGCGACCGCGACCCCGACCGCGACTGCTCATAACCCGCAAGCAATAATGAAGCGTTCATTTCTGTGAGGTTGGAACGGTTGTAATTTCGACGGCGTCGATGATGCTTCCGCGGCCGATGATGACGTGAGTACCAGCCGGGAACATTTCGACCTCGTTGAACGTGCCGGTCTTTAGCGCGTCCGTCAGGCGCCCGTCGTCGGCAATCCAGGCTGCATTCTCCAGCACCAGTTCTGTCGCTGTCGCATCAACGAGCTTCCCGGTGTGATGATGCGTCACCGTCCTGACAAAATAGTTCTTTCCGAGTCTGAACGGGTACGACACTGGAGGTTCCGGTGCCGCTGACTCCGATGGTTGCGGTTGCTGAAATAGCGCGGCAAGTTGCCGGGCTTCTCGGATGGTTAGGTCTTCGATGTTTATTGTGCTCATTGTGCTTTTGGTTTTCGGAATTCAGATAACGAGGACATGGTGCCACATGTGGCACAAGCAGTCAAGAGCATTTCACGAAAAAGATGACCGCCGATGGCTGGGTCGCAACGAGGATAGCGTTCGGACGTGCTGGAGCCTCCGAGTGGCCCCCTGTTTGTGAAGTCGGGGTGTTGACACCCTCCGATGAGGAATCGTTGCCGGGGCGGCCTGTTGGGCTCGCGGGCGCGCGGTTGTGGTGGGCGATGTCTGCCGGGCTGTTCTCCCCGGCTTCGCCACGGGCAGAAGTCCCAAACTCATCGCCGTCTCGGCGTCCGCCTTCGATGCCAGTGCCCCGACGGATCGTTTGACATCCGGCGCGGGCGAAGAGTTCAACGTGGAAACTTCGTTGAGTAGTTGGGCTTTGATCGCGGCACCCCGCTGCATGGCGAACTGCTCGTACTGGTCATCCGTCAGGGGTCCGTATTTGTCCTCAAGGATGGTGCGCTTGAGATCCGGAGGAGCCACACCCTTGTCCAGCATCATCTGGTACAACGCCCGGTTCTGCTGGTTGTCTTCCACCTTGAAGGCCACGGGCAGGCCAAGCATCGACATTTTCCCATACCATGTGTTGTCGCCAAGCGGATCACCCAGGCTGTTTACCTGCGGATGTTTCCACGGCATACCGATGATTGGGAAGTTAGCGGCAATCGCGGCCTCGATGGAGGATCTGTCAGGATTCCCCCAGATCATCTGACTCACCCCGGAAAGCAACTGTTTGCCTGGAATCAGTATTGCCGCCGCAGTGCCGGAAATGGATGACGCCAGCACTTTAGCCATTCCGCCACCGCCCTCGGATACCTGGTTCATGTGGGAAATACCCTGAAATATGCCCTGGGCTCCAACCACCTCGTAATAGGTTCCAGCCATCTGTGCGAGTTCGGCCTGTGGGGTTCGGTTGGGCTGGCGGCCTGACGCCTCTCCGGATTTGCTTGCCCACGCCACATCATCCATGGCTGCTGACAAGCCCAAAGGCCACGCCAGCACACCACCGACACGGGTGATGGGAAGATTGGCGGCCACTTTCCCGTTGAGCCCGATGATGAGGGAGTACGGTTTGTACCCGGCCTTGAGCCAGGCATCACGCAATGTCTTGTTTTTGGGTCCGTTCCCGGTGGCGTTGATGAAGAACGCCTTTTTGCTCTGGTCGTCCGCTGTCGAGTTGTTGTAGGCCCAACCCATGAATCCAAATCCAATTGCGGTGCCGACCAATGCCTCGGTGAGCCGTTGTTTGGCCATGGCGTCGTTGGCGTAGGTCTGTTTCCATGGGGTGTCCATGCCGCCACCATAGCGGCGGCCGCCAATGCTGACGCCGTTGGTTCGGTAGTGGTGAATTCCCCAGCGCAGAACCCCGTAGCCGAAAAAGTTGGCGTTGAACAGCGCCATTCGCAACGGCACGTTGACGAAACCGAAACCCGCGATTCCAACCATTGACTGGACGCCCCCCTCCTGCCGCATACTCTGCATCAATCGCATCAGCTTGGTGACGCCAAGCATGTTTCGCAGAAATCCCTCATCTTCCTCTTTGATCCCCTTTCCAACGCCCAAGTCCTTGATTTCGGGCCGGCGAAATCCGGTGGTGGAGTAGGCCTCGTTCAATGCCGCGACGTAAATTTCCTTGGCCTTGGTGTCCGAGTTCAGTTTGTTGGCGAAAAAGGCGTTCAGTTGATCCGCTGCCACGTAATCAGCGCGGACGCGCGCCGTATTCTCATCCAGACCCAAGCGCATGATGCCATCCATGTAGGCGCCTTCCTTGATGGCGGGAACAAAGGTGGTTAATTCAGCGATCTGTTTGGTGTTGAAGCCGGCCTCGCGCATAATCCGGCTGCCGTAGAGCGACATCGCAAATTCACGCTTCATCACCATGCCAGCCTGGTTCGCGGTCTGCAAAAACCTGAAAACATACTGGCCCCACCCGTAGGCGAACCTTAAAGCGCCCAAATAATTTCCAGATTTTATCTCCTGTTCCCCGATTTCGCATTGGCGTTTCAGTTCCGAGTAGTAGCCGCCCATCCTTGTCTCCGAGAATCCAAAGGCGTCGTGCTGCCAGGCGTATTTGAACTCCGGCAGGTAGCTTTTGGCGGCGGTGAGGAACATTTTCGCCATCGTTGGAAGGTCTTGGGGATGGCTGGCAATGATGGTTGGAAAATCCTTGAAGATCATCGAGAACGCGGGCTGGAAAATGTGCAACGTCATCGTGCGCGGGCCGGAGAGCAACGAGGCGGCCATGCTTTCAGCCAGGGCGTTGATCCATGCGTTGTCGTGACTCCCCATGTTGCGCAGTATGGAGTTGATTTGTTCCATCACCGCGTTTTTCTCCGGCAGGGAGAGCCGGTCACGATCTTCAGGCAGTCCGGAGCCCTCCCATTTCTGCTGCAACTCGATCAGTTTTCGATATTCCTCCGCCGTGGGCTTTCGCCACCCAGTTTTCGCCGCAATCTGGTCAATCCACGGACTGTTTGGGTCCATGGCTCCGGTCTTCATCAGCTTTATCAGGTCTTCATGACCGATGACTCCGTTTTTATTCAGAACCCCCTCTACAATGCGAGCTCTGGCGTCTCCCAGCGCCTTCTGGAACTGTGCGTCGAACAGCCGGGTGGCGGCCTCAGCCTGATCCCGGCTTAATCCCGAGGACTCAAACCATCGGACGGCCATGTTGTGGACCCAGTTTGGGTCGGATTGCGCGCGCAATGGGTCGGCGAGTATGGATTCGATCAATGATCGCAGAGATTTCGAGTTGGATGCGCGCTCCATGGCCTTCACGCGCTCGTTGGCCCACGTCGTCTGCCGTTCCGCCTCCAGCGCGTTCGCCAACGGACGCGCGGTTCCCTCATCCACTCCGGCCGCGATCAATTTCTGGGTCAATTCCTCGACGTTGGCGGCGTGGCTGGCATCAACAGGGTGCGGATTGTCCGGCGACATCCAGTCAGCGATGACATCGCGCACCTTTTTTCTGGAGGTCTCGGGTTTCAACCACTCGGCACCCTGCTGCTTCATCTCCAACTGCTTTAGTTTGGCCTCGGCGAAGGCCTGCGCTGCTGATTTCTCGACCTTTTTTTCATCGACAGGCTCTTTGGCGCGCTTGCTGAGCATGTCTTCGAGTTTGGTTCCGTCGGGGAGCGAACCCTTGTTGATCGCCGACTCCACATCCTCGGGTTTCAGACCGAGATCTTTCAAACCATCGACGATTTTCATGAAGATCTCATGATTCAGACCCGAGTTTTTCTCCGCCGTCTTCTCAAGGTTTTCGTCGAACAGCTTCCTCATGAACTTGATGACAGGCTCGTCCATCAATTCCAATGCACCGCGCAGGTTGGAACCCGACGAGGAGAACCCCATGCCGGGATTCGTCGCCAGATCCTCGGTGTGGTTCAGAATTTGACGGAACAGCGAGGAGTCACCGCTGGCGGCCATCTTCAGTGCGTAACGCATGAGTTCGATGGCGTGCAGGGCTCCTCCAATCCGACTGCCATCCAGCGTGTCCTTGATCTCTGAAGCCGTGTCGAAGCGTGACCTTTCGTCTCCGTAGGCCAATCGGCCAAACCAGTGCCAGGCATTCTCGGTGTTCTCGGGGGTCACGGGAGCATTGCTATTAAACACGCGCTCACGAACCTTCTGGCGGACCCCCTCGATGTTCTCGGATTCGCGCTCCTCGCCAATCTCCGGAACACCCGCGACTTGCGCCCGCTTGACCGCAAACATCGGCATACCCTCCATGGCGGCTGACTCTATGGCTGGTGTGAGCTCCAATGAATGAACCTGTTCTCCGGTTGAAAGTTGAGAGTCGCCCACTTTCCCACCCCACTTCTTGACGATCTTGTTGACCTCGCTAGGAAGCATCTTGTCGTAAAATCCCTTCATGCCTTCGCCGCCGACTTTGAGATCTACTCCGGTGTAATCTTTGGTCTGCCCAGGACTCAAATCTTGAGCCTTGTCCGCCAAATCTTTTCCCACCGTATCCGCCAGTTCTTGAGGCGTGATTAAATCTTTTTCCAAGACCGTGTTTCCATCTTTGTAAACATAAAGGTTCAATTTATCCACCTGACCACTTCCAATCGGTGGCCTTCCTATCACCACCTTATCCACCTGCTGACTAAGGTCATACCTATCCGCCTGCTGCTCTCCAGTGGTCCATGTGATCTTGTCGAAACCGTTTTCCGCCGCATAGCGGATCATGCGCTTCATGACGAGCGACGGCCATGTGGTTTTGAATGGCGCGTCCGGAACCCTGATCTTTCTTCTTTCTTCACCAATGTTGATGAAATCTAATTCATTTTTTACGCGTCGAGCTTCCACAACTAACGGTACAAGAGATTCAGGTATAATTCCCGC